TGCGCTTTTCTTAGTAAAACTTTGTATTAATCAATAGTTTAATACGCAATAATCAGGAGTAAGTGTCATAGTGATATTTTGAGCTGTATTCTCAGTATCCCAATTATACTCACCAAAATTAGCATCTTTAATAAAGCATCCTTTTAATGTCCATTGTGAAACAATATCACCGACAGGACCTAAAATATTTAATGTTACGTCTCTTTTATAAAAGTCAGAGTAACCATCTCTACCTGTTACGGATTCGTGATGTAATCTTACCCATTCCATAATGGTTTGTGTTCCAGAAGGATTTACAGGGTCGTGAAGTGTTAACTGTACGTCTCCCCAGGTAGTTTTACCTTTTACCTTTCTATATACGTTAATGTGATTAAGAACTACTTCTCCTTGTGATAATGAAATGGCCCCTACTGCTTTAATAAAGTATGCAGGAACACCATCTACTAACATAAGGAATCTATTAGCCTGTTTGGGTTCAAACGGCGTAAAAAATATATCGTTTGGATCTACTATTGCCATGATGTTGTTTTTTAAGTTAAAATTTAATTATTTAATAAACCTTGTAGGGTCTATTTCCGATAAATATTAGTAAAAAAAAGAGGTCAGATAAAATCTGACCCCTTTCTTTACAAGTTAATAATTTATTATGCTGGGAATTCAGCTCCTGTGGGTAGGAGGTTGAAATCAAGAACAATAAATTCTGCTGTTTTGACTGGTTGTAGGTAGATTGTACCTCTTAGTTCATTTCTATCAATTACGTCGGGTCCGTTATTAGAATCATCCATTACTACCTTAAAGGCATATAAACCTTGGTTTTGCTGGACTGTTTCTAGGTAGGGGACAACCGTTGATAAGAAACTATTTCTAGTTTGCAATGTATTAGGTTCAAATACTAAGTTTTGAGAAACCCCACCAATATAATCTTTAAGAGCTATTAATAATCTTCTGACATTTACTCTATCTAACGCAGTTGCAAGTGATTGCAATGTTTTCTGGCCGTATACTACAACACCCGTACCCGGGAAAGTAGCAATTGGGTTAATTTTAGAGTTATAAAGATTATCTCTTAAAGTACGTGGTAAAGTTTTTTCGGGAGCTACTACATTAGGCATAGTACCTCTAGTAAAACCTGCAGGGGCAAACCAAGCTTCTGAAGCATTATCATTAAAGATATATACTGAAGGGATTATGGTTGAGGCTGGGCACCAGACATTAGCGGATGTATCTTCGTCTTGTACCAATAACCAGGGCCAGTAAGAAGCAGCGTAATTGCTATTTAACGATGAGGCCTCGTTTATAGCCTCTGCCGTAGTGGCTCCATAAGTAACTAAATCAAGGGGTAAAATACTATCACCCCTAGTAGTTGTATTATTAATCAAGGTCTCTAAAGTTGCGCTATAATCAGCATAATACAAACCAGGAACACTAATTACATTAAAAGCGTATTGGTCCTTATTTCTTAATAAATTGAAAGAAGAGGTGTAATCTGCTCCTGATAGTCCTTGGGTGTTAGTTGAGCTAGCACTGCTGTAAAAAAGAACTTGTTCAGTAGCATTAGCAATAGCATCTCCTACTCCACCATCAAACGCTCCACTTTGAGCTATTGGAATAGCACCTGTATATTCAGGTTTAAAATTACCAGCGCCATCTAAATAGTCTGGGGTGGTGTGGTTTACCTTATCAACTACAATGTACTTGGATTTGTTGGGGTATTCCCCTGTTACTCCTACATAAGCATCAGTCCCATCTAACCCTACATTAAAGGTTTGATTACCAATTACTTTAGCAATATAGTCATCTCTTTTAGGATCAAGAGAAACTCCTCTAAATGATTCAAGAATTTTCTTTTCAGCTTGTCTATCATTACCTTGTCTAACGTTTACAGTAAAGATACCTGATCCTGTGTCTACATTAGTAATGTCCCATCTTATGTTATCAGATGTACCATCGGGTAGAGCATTACCTGCTGTTTCAACAGAATCACTATTTTGATTAGCACCTTCGGAAATAGTTTTTAATACAAAAACATTACCCGTAAAATCAACTGCATCAGTTGCTGCTACAGCTGTAGAAGTAGAAGGTGTGTATAAATTAGACCCACTAGCAACTCTAACTACAGTAAGACTAGATCCTCCTTGTCTAAAGTAATTTTGTGCCGAAATAGAAGTAAAGTAGGAGTATTCTATACCCCCACTAACTAAGGTACTACCAAATCTAGTTTTATAGTCTGTGTAAGTAGTTACTACAGTAGGAATACCTATTGGTCCCTTTACTGTAGGACCCACAATAGCTGCTCCTACGGGAGCTGCGGGGGCCTCTAAGGATACCGGAACATTCTCGTTTTGGAATACCCCTGGTGAAATTATTTGTTCTGCCATATTAAAGTTCGAATTTTAAAGTTAAAAATTAATTAATTTTGATAATAAATATTAATCTTTTTTTCAAAGTCAAGTTTGGCTTGAAAAAGTACCATTTTCAACATTTATAACCCCATCCCCATATTTTTTAGTTAAATTATTAGCTAATTCAATTTCTTGGGTTCTTAATTTGTCTAAAGATTCAACTAAAGTTTCTTTTTGCAATTCTAAAGATTGAATTTGGTATTCTAATTGACCAAATTGTTCTATTAAAGTTTGTTGTTGGGATTGGATATCCTTAATTTGTTGTAATTCTTGGGAGTCTAATTGTTTTTCCATTTTAATCTAAATTTGTTTTAACACCTTCAATAAAATTATTATTACGATTATGTGTTAAATTTTGAACAGTTTCTTGAGTTATATTAACTTGGGAATCGCTAGAAAATTTCTTAATAGCATTAAGATCTTTTTGTATAATATTGGGTATGATATAACCATTTAACTTGATATCAAAGCTACCTTTAACAGTACGTTGTTGATCTACGTTTAACTCTGTAATAGTTTGGTAGCTATTTATCCCTGCTACAAATTTGAATCGTTGGGGATCACCCCAGTAAGTATCTGCAGCATAATTTATAGATTCTATAATTTGGTTTAACTGCTCCATATAGTAAGTATAAATGACACAATTATATGTGAATACCACAAAATCTGGGATTACTACGGCTTGGTATGTTTTAAGGGGTTCATAACCATTTAAAACACTCATATTATTATAAAAGTTCTTTTTTGTGTATTTTTGTTGGTAAATAGCATAATTTTGGGGATAATTAGCATCAATTTTACGTGCTAACCCTCTATTTCTATCTATATTAGTTCTTTTATACATGATAATAGGGGCCATAATTTTGCCCTTTTTATCCCTATAATAC